ATGTTCGAACAACGCGTAAATTCTGACGTACTGACCGTTTCCACCGTTAACTCTCAGGATCAAGTAACTCAAAAGCCCCTGCGTGACTCGGTTAAACAGGCACTGAAGAACTATTTTGCTCAACTGAATGGTCAGGATGTTAACGACCTGTATGAGCTGGTACTGGCTGAAGTTGAACAGCCCCTGTTGGACATGGTGATGCAATACACCCGTGGTAACCAGACCCGTGCTGCCCTGATGATGGGTATCAACCGTGGTACGCTGCGTAAGAAATTGAAAAAGTACGGCATGAACTGATACTAATCAGTTAAATGTTTGATTAAAAAGGCGCTAACCGGCATGGGGAAGCGCCTTTTTTATGAATGTTTATACATATGTTTATACATAATTGCTCGCACAAACAAAAAAGCACCAGAACATAGTCCAGTGCTTTGATAGGTTGGGTTTATCACCTTGGCCTTTCCGGCTTCCTCCATTGATACGGCTTGGCATCCATCCTTTGCCGGTGGCGTTCTTTCGCAGCCAGGCAAGCGGCAACACGATTACGCACCATAAGACGATCCTGCCCGTTAAGCTCATGGCCCTGCAGTTCAGCCGCTACCATTATTGCTTTCTCTAATACTGTCCGATCCAGCATACAAACCCTCAGTTGATTGACTGGCTGTAACCTGTGAAGAGCTGCGCATTTACCGTCAGCACTTCTTTCATATGCTCATACCATCCGGCAAAAATAGCCTCATCCGTACCCGGGTAGCCTGCCAGAAAACACATGAGAATATCGTCGGTGAGTTTGTCCTGCTGATCCCAGTCAACAATGAACTGTCTAAACAGAGCATAAGCCTTAGCTGGGTCTCTGTTCTGCCACGTTTCGACAACGATCTCGAAAGGAGGAACGGTGTAAGTCACCTGCACCGGCAAAGGCTCGTATTTCGTCGGTATCAATACCTCGCGGGTAAATACCTCACCTTCCGGCCAGAGTTGCGTCTGATTTGTCAAAGCTGATCCTCCACATAGATACCCGCTGAGATTATCGCCCCGCCGATACGGCGCTTACCATAAGCAAGTGGAACTGGATATCCCTGCGCCGCTGTATTGGTTACTCCGCCGAATGCATAAGACGCCTGATTATCGGCATCCTGCTTACTGGATAGCCCAGAAGCTTGGGGAGAGATCATTTGGATAATACCTCCGGCTAAAAGCGCGCCGCCGGCCTGCATCATATAAGGCCCCCATGCCGCGCCACCGAATGCCTGACCAATCGGAGTAAATGCGCCTATTGCACCGACGACAACCAGCGCAGCACCGAGAATAGTTTGCAATGCTCCGGCTCTTTTACTCCCCACAACTAAAGGCATAATTCGAATCTCACGACCGGCATTGGGAAAATCAAGGTCATCTTGACCAATATTATCTTTATCTCGAAAAACTGCGTAGGTAAGACCTCGCGATCTACTTGATTTCATATACGCCTCAAACCCGGGAATTGTTGCAGCAAGTGCTCGCCCTGCCTCTCCAGTGGTACGGATGAGACGCTTATGAACCTTACCGAAAATCTTCCCAAGCTGGCCGCCAAGTCGGATAGTCGTCATTACTTCCTGATTTACTTCATTCATAAATAATCTCCTGTCAGATACCGTTAAATGTCACCAGCCGTTGTTTATGACTGTCGCTCATATCGAAAGCAAAATCCTCATGCTCAGCCTGGAAGGTACCGAACGCCATCAGCGCGGATACCGCCGGGTCTATCTTGTTTGAGGATTTCTTTTTATTGGGCTTAATGTTGGCGTTTGCGTCAGACTCCATCACCACGTTTCCAATCGCCCAGGCCAGAACCGGATCGCCGCGGTGGCGCACCACCTTACGGTTAACGAACACCTCAAAGGATTTCGCCACCGGACTGAATTTGAGATAGGTTTGCGGGAACGGCTCCACATCGAGCCCCGCGCCCTGCAGCTGAGTGCGCAGATGAGTGGCGTTCCACGTATCGAAACCCACCAGCCGGATATTGAAGGTTTCAGCATCGCGCAGAATATCGTCACGGATGCGGTCATAGTCGATACAGTCGCCGGGCGTGGTGCGTATCCAGCCAGCTTTCACCCACTGGCGGTAGATGGCGCGGTTTTTGTTGGCAACGTTAAGCAGCTGCGCTTCCGGCAGATAATGGCGGGTCAGCAGGCGGATCTCCCTGTCAAACGGGAAAGCGTAACTCACACTGGTAATGTCACTGGTAGAGGACAGGTCAAATCCGGCGTAGCACTCCATACCTGCAAGATCTTTTTCGGTATAGTCGAGCGCACAGGCATCCCATGCGCCGGCACCCATCCACGGCGTGGAGCCCTGACACCAGATATTGAAACGCTTGGTCAGCATTTCCACCCACTGCGACGGTATACCCCGGGCTTTCTGGATGGTGGATTCAAGTTTCGCCGCATCAACGGACACATGCAGGTTAGGGTTAGCCTTGATCCACATTTCCGGCTGCTCAACCTCGCTTTCGTCGTCCAGCTCGTAGATCAGGACAAACAGCGAATCGTTGCTCTCTTCCCCGCCCAGAATCTGGCAGCAGTAGTCATAATGCTGTTTACAGGCAGAGACAACGTTACTCCCGGCGGTCGTGATGGCGAACAAAATCGCCTCAGGACGTGCGCCCATACCCAGCTCAAGCGCGGAATAAACGCCGTTATCCGGGTGAAGGTGGTATTCATCGACAATCGCCAGGCTGGGGTTAGTCCCTTCAATGGTGGCCGCCTTCGCCGCCAGCGGCTTTAGCAGGCTGTTGCTCTTCGGAAAAATGACCTTATGCGCCTGAATATTGACGCGCTTTTTCAGCGGTTTTGACAGCAGACACATCTGGCGGGCATCGTCGAACACGATCCTGGCCTGATCCCGGCTCACCGCCGCCGTGTAGATATCCTGCTGGCCCTTCTCCATAACCAGAAACCAGTTAGCCAGCATGGCGGCTACGGTTGATTTGGCGTTCTTGCGCGGCACCTCAATAAAGGCGCTGCTGTACTTACGGCGGCCTGACTCCCTGACTTTAAAGCCCAGCAGGTTAGCAAAAGCGAACTGTTGCCACGGCTCCAGCTCGATAGGCTGGCCCCGCAGCGGGCCTTTGACGTGCGGACAGAGGCGGGAGAAAGCGATAAACCGCTCCACGGTCGCCGCGTCGAACACATAGCAGGGGTCATTCAGGTCTGAAAAGTACCTCTCGACGGCCTGTTTTACGCGCTTACAGGCCGGAATTTCACCCGATTTAATGGCGTTTGCGTAATCATTCCAGACGGTCAAGCTCGTCCTCCTCTTCCGTTTCTACCGGATTACGGCGGCGGCTTACCGGATCAAAGCCCAGCAGTGACGACATTTTTATGAGAATTTTCTCGGCATCCGCTTTTGCGCTCAGCGCCGGATTCCGGCTCTCGCCGCCCTGGCTGTTCACTATGCTGAATCCCCGCGTGGCAAGGTCTTCCACGGCTTTGCGATACATCGAGTAGTTGACGCAGTACAGCTCAAGGTTGTTCCAGTCGGCAGGCGTCAGATCCCCGCGCTCCGCCAGCTGCTTCGCCTTTGCTTTCCACTGCTGCGCCGCGATTTCATCAAGATAGGCGGGCGGTTTGGGTGGTCTTGCCATAACTTACTGTTTACCTGTCTGTTTTATTTTCAAAAAAATCACCGTGCGTAAAAATTTGAGGGGGCGGGTGGTTCCTCGCCAGGAGGGGTTTGTCTTCAAAACCTCCCCCACCCCGTCCATGCGCCCTCTCAGCGGTTGCGGAAGCATTCCATAAGCTCCCGGTCACGCTGGCTCATGCGCTTTGCTACGGGCTTCGTATGCGTTCTCTGTCTGGCTGGTTGCCATGCCTCTCGCTGCTTTATCAGCCCACTAATCAGGCGCTGCTGTTCCTGCTCAGTCATTGTTTGCCTCATAGATCCAGTCGGTGCGATGACGTTCTGCTTCTTCCTGCTCACGGAACTTACCGGCTTTACGCTGCTGCTTCGTCACCGGGTCTGTTGTGGTTGTCTTCCGACCATGACAGGTAGCGCATAACGACTGGTGATTACTGGCGGGCCAGAACAGCACATCAGCTTCACCCTCGATAGGGATGATGTGATCGACGATAGTTGCCGATGTATAGACGCCAGCCTTGAGACAGTGAACACACAGCGGATTAGCTTTCAGAAAATGACGACGGTATTCGCCCCAGCGGTTGGAGTAACCGCGCTCTGTTCGTGTACCTCTTCGGCTGTCGCTTTGTCGGCGGGCATCCCGCTTATGCTCATCACACTTGCCGGACTTCACCCGCTTATTGCACCCCGGCTCATTGCACCGGCGTAGTGGTTGCCACGGCATCAGTACACCCCCACATCTCGGTAGACAGACCACAACGCAGAGACAGCCATCGGTATCTCTTTGGCGTCGGTGTCACCAATCATCGTGCGGTACTCGTACAACTGAGAAACGTACATCAGGCAGCCGATCTTAATAGCGGGCGTGAACTCCAGACCGTTATCAAACCGTTTGCCGATATGCTTCTGGCAGACCTCGAGCGCCGCATCGATGTACGCCTGTATCAGCGTATCTTCGTAATCATCATCAACACGGCAATGCAGCTTTGCTTCTTCCAGTGTGATTTCTGCTGTCATTTTTCCGTTCCCGTCTTGCAGAGAATTTCTAACCGGGTGCCTTCCGAATCAGGAACAGGAGGCCCGATAATATTGAAAGTGCTGCCAGCAAACGGCCCAGTAAGCACTTTCAGACGGTTGGCGGCGGTAATATCACGGCGGAAACGTACCCATACGCGGATCGTCGCATCAGCAACCTCGGCACCTGACGCCATTAACTCCCGGCCGCTGATCCCCTTAACTTCTCCCCAGATGGTTTCCCCGTCTTCCCATGCCTCAACAACCTGACCGGATGGCTCCCTGTGAGTTGTGAATACCCGAATAGTTATCCGGCTTCTCAGACCTCCGGCTCTCATTCGTCACCTTCTTTGTTGTCCTTACTGATCTTCACTTCCTGCTTCCATGCCTGGCTGAACTCGTCACCACCTTCACGCGGTGGCATCCCCTCACGCTCTCGGGCTTCGTTCGGGTTCATGATCCCGTTCTTAATACCGCGCTCATAAGTGGCATAACGTTCGGTTGGCGTGGCGCGGAGAAGGTCAGCAGAGTCAAACTCCACCTGATAGCGGGTTCCCGGAACGGGAGAGGCCACCAGCAGCGCAGATTTGATTTGTTGTTCGAAGTTCGCCAGCCACGGGCGCATCGTCATGGTGAGAAAGGCGCGGCTCGCTTCGCTGAAATTGCTGTAGGTGCTGTTGCTGTATTCCTGCAGGAAGATAGGCGACACGTTGAACATCCGGGCAATGTCTTCAATTGTGAAGCGACGGGAGGCCAGCCACTCGGCATCCTGATTGCTCATGCCCAGCTGCTTATAATCCATTCCACCTTCAAGGATCGGCGTTTTCCCGGCGTTTCTGGCACCTTTGTAGCGCTCCAGTGCGTCCAGAGCCTGTTTTCCCTTCACGCTGTCGAGCCATTCAGCAGTAGTGACCACGCCAGCCGCCATCATGCCATCTTTCATAATGCTGGCACCGTGGCGCTGCTGGGCCAGACCTAACCCCAGCGCTTCACGGCAGGTCGTGATCGGCGAGCGCCCCAGAAAACCATCATCGGTCGAGTAACGCAGGTGCAGGATCTCTTCCTGTAGGTAAGTGCGCACAGCCCCGGTAAACGGCTCAGTAACGGTGTATTTGTACTTATGCTGGCCGATACGCTCAGGAACAACCGCCCCCGGGGCATAAGGGTGCAGGGATTGAGGCTGACCATCGCGGCCCCACTGGATCACCGCATAGGCGTTACCGTTAAGCAGGCAGTGGCGCATCATCGTGCGTTTAAACTGGTAAGGCGTCTGGCAGTCGTTCGGCTGCTCGTTCAGGAGAAAATCCACTGGGTGATTGCTCAGCCATTCTCGCGCCTCACGACCATTATCATTACGGACGCGGTAGAGATAGCAGGGCATTGTTGCTACCGCCTCACTGATAACTGATACGGCGTTCATGACCGCCGGCAGAGATTCCGCAGTACCCGCAGACACATACTCGCCTGATCCGGTATTTGGAATCCCTGCCATCGCCAGAAATTCATCAATGGTCATGCTGCGCTGCTCAGGGGGTTCAGACTTACGGCCAAACGGCCAGATATTCCACATATCAAAGCCCCGCTAATTCAGCCCAGCGGCGACGGTTATCGCCAGCGCGGCGCAGTTCAGGATGTTGGGAGAAAAGCGAACGGTGCGCGATTTCCACGCCAGACTCAGGATAAGCAGGCATAGAGGTAACGGTAATCTCCCGCAGTTCGGCAGCGGTAACAGTGCGCAGGTATGGGGACTGAGCAATATCCCACGCCTCTTTCAGCGCCCGGAAACCAAAGCTCATGCCGGAGATATCCCCGCGCTCCACCAGCTCCAGCACATCGTTGCCAAGCTGGGTATTCGGCGGGGTCAGCTCGAAGCGCAGCCCGGTATCGTCTTCGGACAGCACCAGCGTGCCGGATTTAGTGCGGCCCAGCAGCTGGGTATAGTTATGCTCGTACAGCGCACGCACATCGCTACCGGATGCCAGGCTGTCTTTAAACGCGCCTGGCGCAAACTGCTCGCGGAACTCATCCCAGATAACTTCTGACAGGCTGTTCCAGCGAACCGCATAGCCCACCAGCTTTTTGTTGCTGGCGCTCAGTTCGGAGGTACGAATTTCAAAATCGGTTGTTTTCATTACTGGACTCCACAGAGGGGAAAAAAGGGGCCGCAGCCCCTTAAACGTCAAATCAGGAACCGGAGCCGGAAAGCTCAAGCACCTTGATGGCGTTGGAGTCCACCACGCCGCCGCCCAGGTATTTATCGGTATGCACCTTGTAGAAACCCGGCTCGGTGATGTTGTCAGGACGGGTACGCACGCCAGTGGTGTGATCCACGATGAAATAGCCGCGCTTGAAGTCGCCCACCGCGAGGAACGCTTTACCCGGCTCCGCATCCGGCATGGTTTCCAGATACTGAACAGGACGGCCCAGCAGCGTATCGGGAGAACCGGCAACCAGACGATCGCGCCAGATGTAATCCCCGTTGCCGTTTTTCAGCTTTTGCAGCGTAGCGGCGGTGTTGGAGTTCATCACCCATACGGCGTTTTTGCGGTATTTGGCTTTCAGCTTGTACAGCAGATCGATAAGTCCATCAGAGGAAGGGCCAGCGGTCTCCATCTTCTCCAGCGTACCGAACGGACGGGCTTTATCGGCAGTGGCCGCGCGAGGGTAAGACAGGAACCCTTTGGATTTTTTATCACCGTCGCCGTTCACAAAGTCGCTCTCTTCGGTAGCGGTGAAGGTGTCGGCGATTTCAGAAGACAGCCAGCCCAGAATATCCACCTCGGAGAAGTCGAGAATCTCCTGAGTGGTTTTCGGGTAGGCGTAGATCGGGTTGAGTTTGATATCAACGCGCTCCATCTTCGGCGTGCTGGTTTCGGTACGTGGCTCACCTTCGGTACCGCGATTAACGGTAGTGCCGCCCACAGATACCAGCTTCTGGTATTCGTTGGTTTTGGTGGTCTTCACCGTCGCGATGGAGCGCATCACGCTATCATCCTGCAACTGGCGCATGATCTCTTTGTCCAACTCAGGAATAACGGTATAGCCGCCGTCAGCCTGCACCAGTGTGGAGAGAGAACGGGTATCACCGGTCATGATGTAGTGACGCAGCTCGTCGTTGCTTACTGGCTCACCTTCAACGGAAGTACCAGGCAGATTGCGCTGATCGTCGGCGACGGCTTCAAGACGGGTAATTTCAACTTCAAGCGCATCAGCCTGGGCGCGGAGTTCGTCGAACTTTTTGCCCTCTTCTTCGTTCAGGCTGCGCTTTTCATTATCAGCTTTGTCCAGCATGGAACGCATTTGGGTTTTGAGTGCGGCTTTCTGCTGGCGTAATTCGAGTAATTTCTTCATGGAGTGGTTTCCGTATCAATTAACGTAGAGACGTGAAACCAGCGCTTGGAGGGGAGGCCGTTAAATCTTTTTCTGCATCCCACAGGCTGTACTCGCTACAGCTTGACTTAACGGCCAGTGGCGGCTCACGTCTGAGTGCCACTCTTAAAGATATACATGAAAAATATAAAGAAAACCCCGTACATAGACAGAGGCAATCACGAATAAACATGAGAACAAATAATTTACAAAAGAATTTTTTTGTTAGATTATTTAACCACAGCCTCTCGGTAGTGATAATAAAAAGGAAAATAAATGCTAACTGCAAAACTGAAGTTTTTTGATATCAATAGATGCGGATATTACAAGCACGGCTCTAAAAAACCAGACTTAGGCAACACCACTGATACATTGCTTAAACTGAAAGGTTGGGCTTCTGATGGAAGAGAGTTCATCAATACTCTTACCTACCAAGCCGAAAAGGAAGAGGACATCCGCAATACCTATTTTTGTGGTTTGGCGTCAGACAGGCAGTACGGAGACCACCTTTTAACTCTTTGGGCAGAGGTTCCCAATGATAGTGGGGTGATATATGGTATGCCACCGCTAGCTAAACCCGGTAAAGTGGATATGTTAACCACTGGATTTGATGTCGATAAGGCTATTCCAGGATTCCCTTGTTACTTTTGGTTCATTCCTGACGAAAATGCTTTTGCTTCAATCAAATTTGAACACTCTCTAATGGGAAAGGGTAATCTTGATAACTATCTCAATGGATATCTTGCAAACAAATCCCCATATCGCGTGCTCGACAATGATGATAAAGTAATTGGCTTTTCCGCTGATGCTAAGAAAAACTCTGATTCAGAAAAATTAAACCCTAAATTTTATGCTGTAGGAATGAAATATGATGAGGTTCAGGCAGAGTTAATTAATAACATTCACAGAATCACAAAGATATTAAAAAGAGAAAAAATAACTTATTTAGCCCCAGATGATAGAAAAATAATTGAAAGAGTTTTTTCTGGCCTGTTAAAAAACACACCAGCAAACACACAGGAAAGAACGATCTTTCACGAGATGGAATTCAAACCAACAGAATCACAGCTAAAATTAATAATTAAAAACTATAATGAGTTAGGTAATAGCTCACCTATAAGGAATGTTGGCTTCAAATATAGTGACGGGAAATCTATCTGGCTTAGCGGTGCAAATGTTGCTTTTGAAACTGAGCTAAATGTTCGGCGAAAAGATAACCACATAATAGCTCCAGAAAGACTATTATCTGCTATAATAAAACGCAGAGCAGAGTTGTTAAACAAAATGAAAACACCACCAGCAGGGGGGTGACATGATAAAGTATATAATTTATGTGCTTATAGCAGCCTTGATGGCCTTTATATTTAGAGGCCGAATAACAACGCTTGGCTATAATGATTACAAGGACACGCTAGGTGCCCTGCTTAATATTTCATCTATAATATTTGCCATTATAGGCGCCTGGATAGCAATTATTTATCCAAGGGCGATGGCGAGAATATTAAATAAGAGGGACTCACCTCAATCAAATAAAGCTGAGGGGAAGGAATCACATAAGGATGCTAATTATTTAAGCGAATTAGTTGAGATCGTCATGGTATCAGCTGTTGTATTAATGGCTGTTCTTCTTATACAATTCTTCGCCCCTTTACTTAAAGGTCTGGTGGATGTTAACTATATCCCTTATGTTAAATACCTTAATTTTACATTTGTAGCTTTCTTGGCTATAGCGCAATTCGCAGCGATATTTAGGGTGATACTTGTTAATTATTTTTTCTTGAATGAGTTAAGGAAAAAAAACGTAAGCGACAAAATTAATGAATTACATCGTTAAATCTTATATTAGGCCTCATCTGTGATGAGGCCACTTGATTAATCTTCTCTCATCCATTCCGGAGGGTCAGGCAATAGAGCCCGGTATCCTTCCAGATGCTCGAGCAAGGCATCCAGCTGTTCTGTATTCGTAACGAGTCGCTCTCCGGAAAGCGTGTGCATCACAAAACCGTGTGGGTCATCCCAAAAGAACGCTTCCTCTTCAAGGGCTTTACGGTAATCGGCAGTGTGCATTGTATCAAGGCTGGTTAAACCAAACTTTTCCAGGTGTTCCCTACGTTCATCGTTAGTGATTGGCATGTAGCCCCTCCTGTAAAATTTAAAAATATGCGTTTAAGTGTTCACCTGTTCACCTTTGCATTTTTCCTATTTAAATTCACTAGGTTACAGGGTGAAGACTATGATTTTAAGTATTCACTAGTGTTCACCCTAACCCTTCACCTTTTAAAAGAAAAGCCCTTTAAAGGTGAACAGGTGAATACTTGGTGAACACTTCAATAAAAAGTGTTCACCCCTTAACTATCTGTTAGATAAAAGATTTTATCCACGGTGAATAGTGGTGAACACTTTTCCCATTACTTTTGATTTTCTACGCTGTTATGAGATGTATCATTCCACATAGGCATCCAGTCCTCTGAGTCGTCGTGAAGCGTGACGTTTGACCTTATGCCATGTTTCGTTTTGCGCTTCTGGTACTCCTTACCGTATTCAGCCATTGCGCCTGGCATATCCGTACCGAACCTCATCAGCGACACAGGCTTGCTCAGACCATTAGCCCGCATATAAGCCAGATAAGCGTGATACAGATAACGGCGCGGGCTGAACGGCACGATCTCGGCGTTCCCGATAAACATGCCATCACATACGACCGAAGCCATCAGGTAGCCGCAAAAGTCCACTAGTGAATCCCCTTCACGTTTGATGGCCAGCGCCTCTTCTGATTTTTGCTGCTCATGCAAAAGCTGTTTGGCTTCGTCCTGTTTGGAAAAGCGAGTAAGCAGGTGGCGAATGATTACGGCCAGCTCACCTTCAATCTTCTCGGCCAGCATAGGATCACGTTCGTTTTCCGGTACCACTTCTGAGAAGTTAAAAATAACCCGACGACGCGAAATACCACCGCTTCGGTCACTGAATGACATGGCATTGTTATTGACGGCCAGCACCACCGCCGGAATACGGGTTGAATACGGCGCTTTGTGTTTAGGGTCGATAGCTACCTTATCCCCACCAGTAATGGCTTTAATCCCAGCACCATCGCCAGCGTAACGGGTCATATCCGGCATGATAATCAGCGAATAGCCAACCACCAGCGCCCTTTCCCTTGGGTTCTCCAGCGCCGCCATGCTCGCCGATACCGTATTAGCCTTGCCGGCCAGCATCGTGCAGATCTCCGCCATTACGCTTTTTCCGCTTCCACCCGGCCCCGTTACTTCAAGGAACAACTGCCAGTCGTAACGGTTCGCCAGCACCATAAACAGCGCAGACAATACGCGATCGGCTTTACGGTCATTATTCGCTACAGAACGGCGGAGCCATTTCCAGAAGTTCGGCGCATGGCTTGCCAGTACCTCACCCTCTGCTGGTTCGCTAAATGGCAGATCACTCGCAACGATAAGCCAGTCATTTTTATCATGTGGGCGAAATTGGCCTAACCGGGTATCAAAAACACCGTTGCTGAATCCAATAAGATTCCGGGCAGTGTTACCCATTACCGGAAGCCCCAGCTTCATCGTATCGACTGCCGCTTTAATCGCGTTCTGCGAGTAAGCCACCTCAGCTTCAATATAGATCTGCGCCATTTCACGTTGCAGCTCCTTATCTGGCAGCGGCACCCATATAACGCCCGTGTAGTGGTGAACAGTGTCAGAGTCGGCATGAATAGCCAGATTGCCATCGTAGTGCGCCAGCAATACTTCCCCGCGCTGGCTGGCTCCCATTTGGTTAAGCGCTGGAGATACACCACCTCGTTCTGGTACATGGAGTTTAATCACCGTGCTGTTGCCGCTTTCAGCGTCTGCTTTAAGTCGTGGGAGCTGCTCTGTCCAGTTCTCCAGCAGTTGATAACCTTCGGAGTAGAAGCGCGCCTCCTGTACACCTGCCAGCGCCAGCTTTGTAGCAATAGTCGTTGTTTGTCGTTCGGTAAGATTGCCGCCACGGTAGACACGGACGTAGCGCCGACCTTCATTTACGATGTTCAGCTTATCGAGTTCAGCCAGCTGCTTTTTATCGAGCACTACCGGCGGCACGTTATCCTCAGCGGGGTTCATTTCCTGCCAGGCTTTTGCGAATGTCCAGGCATCATCACCCGCAAAGATGATCGCCTCTTCATGTTGGTCAGCAGGGAGTTTTTTCACGTTAGGCGCGTTTTTCACTGTTCCCTCCCATCCCCAGCTCAGCTACTAAAGCCTGGTGAATTTCATGATTGATATCGCAAGCCATGCAAAGCAGGTTAATGAGTTGAGGCGAACATTCCTCATTTGCTTTTTCGAGAATGACCTCCCACAAGGATGAAGCCATAGCAGATTTATATTCAGCACTGTCGATTGAAATAGGATCACGCATGGCGCACCTCCTGAATTGGCAGGCGGCCGGCGAATACCATCACGCAGCCAGCCGGTGATTGCTCACGGGCTTCGCGTTCGGTAGTAGCGGTGATGTGAATGACGTTGCGGCCGATGGCACTCAGTGCGAGAAAACGCCAGATGTAGGACTTCCGCCCTTGCGGGTGTGTGATATGATCTTCCATAGCTACCTCGTTACTTTCGCTAACTTTGGTGGTCAGACGCTCCGGCAGTGTTCCCGCACTCCGGGGCGTTGTTTTTTTAGATAACACCGTGATAAGGTGTGTACCTATTGAGAAAAACCTTACGATAATAGGTACACACATGTCAACAGTCATCAAGCGTGATAGACAGCCGAAAGGTACGGGCAAGGCACCAGCGTTCCAAGTGCGCATACCTCCTGAGCTAAAAGAACAATTTGATATCGAAGCAAAAAGTGATGGAGTCAGCCTTGCTAATTGGCTTAAAGAATTGGGCAGAGCAGAACTGAAAAAACGCGGTATTGAGCCAAAAGGCTGAACAGGGTTACTTTCCGCAATGCTGTCAACTGACTCGCTTTGAGATAGTCGGTTCTGCAGGTGACATTTAGTTACCTGCAAATTTTGCGTAAACCTGATTGAGTTGTGCAAAATCACTTAGCACCTCCAACACGCTTAGCCAGCCAGCGCTGCGACAGACGAATCAGTTCGGCTTTGCGCTTGTGGTAATCCATACCCATTTCGATAAGCGTGATATTGGTGCTTTCCAGATAGGCCAGATGCTCCAGCTGATCAGCGTTCATGCTGTCGCGTGGATCGCCTTTTACTCCGTTAATTTGCGCCCACTGCTTAGCCGTCAGTCCACCCAGCGCCATTTTGGCAATCATGTTGCTCTCGGTGCTGTAATGATGCCCTTGCGTCTCCTTACCCTGCTCTGCACGAGCTGCATCGAGAGCTGCACACATTGGCTTATACAGATTTGCGGCGGTAATCCGTGCTCGTAACTGCTGACGAAGCTGTGCAGCGATCTCTGGTGCCGAACGGCTCAGTTCTTCCTCGCAGCGGATGAAGTAACGACGAACAGCTCGGCCCTGCTCATTTCGTTCAACCATTGCCAGCTCTTTAGCCGTGGCGATATTTGGGAAGTAATCTTTCTGTGGGCGTCCACGACCTTTATTTTTCCCCGAAACTGGGGAATATTGGTCATTCATTAACCATGCTGCCGCCATATCATCATCGGTGAAATAATCGACACCACGCACAAATCCATATTCCTCTACCCGATCTGCAAACCAAGTTGAGAAATCCCGCCCGATATCAAGCGCTGAGTGCAATGCTTTCGCGCTAACAACGTTGTTATCTCGCCCGCTAATCTGGGTAGCAATAACAGGCACGATGTTTGCGAAGTCTTTATCACCAATATGGTTCAGGCTGGTTTTAGGTTGAGTCTGGGCACTGCCAGTTAAGGCAGTTAATTTTTTCTGAGTCATTTCTATCGCTCCAAAAAGTTGATATTTAGAGCCGCCGCGACAGCGTTAAGGATGCTGCAATTTATTTAGCGCAACTGCTCGCAACTTATTTTATTTTCGCTGATCAGACGAAGTTGCGTGATGTTGCACTGGCTTTTTGCTAGGCAGATTTACGGCTGTATGGGTTATTGACGTTCTCTACTGCAGGCGGATTACGAACCCACCAGAGCACATCAGAAAGAAGCCAGGCGCAGCTATTGCGGCCAAAGTGACAGCGTGGAGGGAAGCGCCCCTGCTGTTCCATCTTCCAGCGGCTGGAACGGGAAAGGCTGGTAATCTCGCTGCACTCTTCTTCACGGATTCGACGGTCGAACTTAAAGCCGTACTCCTCCAGAAGAGTGCGGCGCTGCTCAGGATTTGGCGGGGTAAAGGTGAAATTTTGCATGTTGCCTCCACTGTTTCTACGTTTTGTGGAGGCGATTATTCATCTTTCAAAAACAACCTGCATTACTGTAAAAAAATATATATTTTCTATAGATATTCCCCTATCAAAGATTATCCATAGCTTTCCGTTTAAGTATCTCTATAGAAAAATCTGAAGAAAAATTTCTAATAAATGGTTTAATCGTTTGTGCTATACCCACTGAGTCATATTCAGCGTTAGGGAAAAGAGCCAATGCCAGCACTTTGTTTGTTATTACTACTTTATTGATTCCTGACCATTCAATAAGATCGAGCATTGGGATGATCTTGTAATCACAAATTTTCTTTCTTATTACTGCCCAACTATTTGTTAACTTGCTATATTCCGTTTGTTCTTTTTTTAACACTTTCCTCCAGATGGGCAATAGCGTTGCCAAGTCTCTTAATAAAATCTCATCAGGCCAAGATAAATCTAAATTTATATGCATTTCACCTTCATTAGAGATAGTGCTACTGACAGATCTTTTCTGACCCCGCAATGAACGTTTAATATTATTTTCATCAATGTATTGCATGGCTTTCTTTGAAAGATTTACAACATCAATCAACCGTAGCGGTTCAACCCCCCCAACCCCGTCCATTTGCCACTCAGAATATTTTTTGCGCTTTATTTTATCAGTAAAAAGACTACCTTTTAGAGGGCGCACTGCATTATCATACTCCCCTTCCATGTATGATATAAACCCCTCTCTTGCGCCGGGATAATCATCAAGCCAGTCAAAACCATTATCAACTGATTCAATTCTCATGGCCAGTTGATTAATTAGATCCATATCATTTAAATTTAAAATGACATCATAATTTTCCAAGCAAAACCATTTTGGCAAATCTATTATCTTGTTAATTCTTTTCAT